AGTCCAATAGTTAGATGATGTGTTATTTGAATTTGTTCCAGCATAATATGCTGCTTTATACCATTCGTTTTCATCAGGAATAAAATATAGAGCACAATCAGATCTTAAATATCCACTTATGCTAGTATTAAAAGAGGATGAATTATTATCAAATTGATATACTCCACTTTGCTGAAATTTCCAACCACTCTGTTTATTGTTATGAAGCCAATTAATATATCTACAAGCCATTTTTCTATTAATAAATCTTACCGGCTTATATAACATATTATTTTGTGTTGTAAAAACATAAGGACTAGCTAATGTTCCACTACCAGATCTATCTATTCCTCCATAACATCCGCTCATGTATGGATGATAAACAAACGGAATCACTTGACTGGATTGGTTAGCATTTCCGTTATATCCTGTGGTTGCTGTGCTATTTAAAAATTGTGTATATTCTCCATTATTTACTGGATAAATACCTATTTGATATGAATAATTAACAGATCCATAACCAGTATCAGAATCGCTATGATTTCCTGTTGGAGGAGAACCTATATCTGTTATTGGTATCATACCACTAAAATTATAAGGATTAGTATATGATCCTACTCTAAATCCAATAAAATCATTATAATTATTATTCGTATCAGTATCAAATAAAAATCTAGCATATTTACCAATAATTGTACTGTTAAATGAACCTCCCCTGTAGACATATCCGCTTTCGCTTACTGAATTAGGAACATAACAAAGCTCTAAAATATTACCATCTTGATCATATGTCCCATAAGAGCTTGGTCCCCCATTTGTTCCAACTCTTGTAACACTAGCAAATCTTCTCAGTTCTGGAGCCTTTCCTGGACAATCTGACGCACAATATCCCCATATTGATCGATTATTATAGTTTGCATAATTTTGATAAGCATTATCACAATTTTCTAAACATCTAACAGCTATATAGTTTGATATGCTATAAGGAATATCTACTCTAGATAGTTGTACTTTTGCTATAGCATTAGAATTATTGTTTAGAGCGAATAAAGAAGTGATTCTATTAGGATTACCACTACCGCCTCCAAATGATACTCTTCCACTATTAGGCATAAAGATGACGCCAGAAGTATTAGAAGATAAAACAAAAGAATATACTTTACCCGGCTGAGGATCTGTAACATTCATTATTAATGGGACATATTGATCACATAGACCACCACTAATATTAATTATATTTTGTGATAATGGAGATTGAAAAATTATACTAGTTTTATCTAATTGAGAAATAGTTGGTAATGAATTTTGATCTGCTGATATTCTTATAGAATCACTACAGTCTGGACAATAGTCTGTAGATATATTTAAATTTAAATTATTATAAATATTTATATCTTTATAAATTCTTAATTCATCTTGTTCTAAATTATTATAATCTAAATTAGTATTAAAAATAACTGTTTCATGTATATCGTTTGGTTTTAATTTTAACACAGCATTAACATAAAAAGTATCAGAGGATGCAGTAAACGATCCAGAAAAAGGTTCTATTTTGCTTGGCCAGTTCGATCCTTGTGAAGAAAATCCATAAAAATATTTTTGTCCTATATTTAAATTTGAGATCTTAGCTTTAATTGGAAAAATATAATTACCAGATGATCCAGTAGACAGTTCTTCTAAAGAAACGGATGGACAATAGTTTTTAGCCAAAGAAGAATTATATTTATTATACCAATTAGAATCTATAGAATTTTCTATAAAATACTTAATATCTCTTTTATTTATAAAACCATCAACAATATCATTTCCTGTCAATAATAATGGAATAGTTTGTTCTGATGAAGACTGATATTCTGACGATATTACATCTCCATTGGAGTCACATATTACAGCAGATGGAGGTTCGTCACTTTTTGTTCCGTATGTCCAGTATTTATTTATCGATGAGTCATAGTATGCTGCTTTATACCATTCATTTTCGCTTGGTAAAAAATATTTTGCTGTATCTTGTCTATAACAACCTGATATGCTTATAGGATTATTGTATAAAGACGCTGTATCATATGATCCTGATGTTATACTTAAAATATCGGAAGATTTATCATTCGTAAGCCAATTGCAATATTGTGCAGCCATTATCCATTTGATGAATGTAACCGGTTTATCTGCAAAATTATTTTTAATAGAATATTTATATCCTATATCATTACAGTTATCATATATGATACCACCAACAGATGATGTGTCCATTCTTTCATCATAAATATGATATTTTTTAGATCCAGAAGGATCAATAGAGTTTAAGTAATCACAATATTCTGTATTTGTAACTAATTGATTTTGTATATTGTATGTATAATTAACTTGACCTAATTTAGAATCTAAACCATATTCGCAGTTATCTGGTTCATTTTCTATGTCTGATATTGTGGTATATATACTACTAGGATCTAATGGGTTTGCTGTACTTGATGATTCATTGTTTGCAACTCTGAATCCTATACATCCATAATCAAGCATTGAAAAAATATCAAAATGCTTATTTTGTGTTTTGCTTAGATTATTATGGTCATTATCTGCAAAAGATCCACCTCTTAGTATTTTAAGATTGTTATCCTTATTAGATAAACCAGATTTGAATAATGACGATGATGGTGATGGTAATTTTGAAAAGGGGCAGGAGTCGGTCCATTGATATACTTGGCCCGCCATATCGTATATATTATATGCTGATGCACTACCATTTAATCCTGTTGTAGTAACATTACCATTGGCAGAATTATTCCAATTAGCTAATTTTTTATAATTAGCTGTATTATTTGTAGAATTTTTTGGTTCTATATTAATTACTAATTCTATATTAGAGTATATACTATTCATAGTTATGCCGGTGTTGATGATGGTGTGTTGGTTGGTGTCGGTGTAGGTGTTGCTTTTAACAAATTAGCATTCTGTCCTCTAACAGCATCTGCGCAAAATTCAAAAATATTAGATATAGTCGCTTCATGATCTATATTTGGTATAATTGTTCCTGATAATGGATATATGGAGCATGCTTGATTAGCATTTTTAAGTCTATAATGATATGTTATATTGTATTTATCTGGATCAGGTAGTCCTAGTAATGAAATGTCTATTTGTTGAATTAAGCTACCGCTACCAGAAACAGGTATGGTATAAGAATTTGTATTAATATCTATAGATAGCAATTCATTATAATTATTGATAGAGTTATTTGAAATATAATAATCTAAACAATTATTTTTTATATGAATAGTTTTATCACAATGATTATCTTGTCTATTATATTCAGATATAATATTTTGTAATAAGGCTTCTAGTTCTTTCTGTTGGCCTAAATTAAATTTATGTGATTGTATATCTTTCTTGAGTACCTCTATGGCAGCAATATAAGATATTGGACTATTAAGATTCAAAGTTTTAATTTGTGTTTCATTTATAGATAAAGATCTTATTTCATTTATTAAATTATTAGATAAATATTCAGATTTTAATGTATTTATAATAGGCAATCTTAATGGGAATTTTGCATCATTTTTTGTTATAAAATAATAAGACTCTCCAGGATCTAAAGATGTCAATGTTGACTTATCGTTTGGAATAATCTGATTTCCACTAGCTGTTGTATTGAAGAATAATAAACTATTTGATGATTTATATATAGTTGATATATTGTTTATAAAATTATGCCAGTCTTTAACAATTTCATTATGATTACTTAATCCTGTTGGAGGAAACAATAAAGACATATTTGGCATAGCATTTGATGGATATTCTTTAATGCTATATACTTTATCTAAAATTTCAGGATTTGAACATGGTTCTTTAGATGGAGTTAAAGATATGGTTGGAGTGTTAGTTGGGGTTCTTGTTGGTGTCTTTGTTAACGTAGGAGTAACAGTAGGTGTTCTTGTTGGTGTTCTTGTTGGAGTTTTTGTCTGTGTTTTAGTTACCGTTATCGTTGGTGTTGTAGTAACGGTTGCCGTTGGTGTTCTTGTTGGAGTTTTTGTTGGAGTTACTGAATGTGTTGGGGTTACTGTTGCAGTATTTGAAACTGTTGGCGTTAATGTTTGTGTTACGCTAATTGTTGGTGTTAAACTAGTAGTAGGAGTTAAAGTTGACGTTGGTGTTGGAGTTTGACTAGCGCCAATACTTTGGGTTGGTGTTGGAGTTTGAGTCTTAGTAGGAGTCACTGATATTGTGGGTGTAGGAGTTTGTGTCGGATCCAGATTAGTAACTCCACCACTACCTATACTACTATCGAAAGGGACACAACCAATAGAACCAACCGGACAAGGAACACTATCGCTTTGTGTCGCATAAGTCCAGTATGAACTATTATTAGAATTATAAAAAGCTGCTTTATACCATTCATTTATTGTTGGAATAGCATATATTGCATTTATATTTCTATTAAAAATAGTATTTTCTACTATAGTATATGCACCAGAATTTATATTTGTAGATGATGCATTATGTAGCCAATTGCACATTCTAGCAGCACTAACAAAAGAAACATAGTTAACTGGTTTATTTGCGAAATTTGTTTTTGTTACATACTTCGATCCTGCTGGATTGGTTGTAACTAAATTTATTCCTCCTCTAGGATTATTTGCCCCATTAGATAATTTTGACATTAAACTAGAATAGAGTCCGTAAATATTTGATCCATTTGGATCGACAGCATTTAAAAAATTAATATATTGACTATTGGTTACGGGCTTTATCATTATTCTGTAATTATAAGAAACAGAACCATACCCAGTTCTAGGATCGTTAATATTATTAGAATCAGATATGTCTATACAAGATAGATTATCGACAGAGGTGAAACTTATAAGTCTCAAACCAATATTATTTGATATTGTTGAATATCCAATCGTATTTTTACCATAGCAGGATAATGAATTACTGTCAGTATTCCATGATCCACCAAAGATATCAGCATATATTAAACTATCAATTTCATTTAATGATTCTATCCATTCCCATACGTTTCCTGATTGATCTAATGTCCCATATGAACTAGGCATACCATTATTACCAACGGATGTTACATTACCATTAGCTCCATTCCATACTGCTTCACTATTATAGTTAGCGCTATTATAGGACATAAATTTTCCCTGTTATGTTGGTAATGTTGGTATTTTATTGGGGCATCGTAAAATTATATTATCTACAGCATAAGTGTTTGTTGTTGGATCAGATATTACTAATCTAACTGTGGTGCCAGGTCTATTATTTAGGTTATATACAGCTCCAATCTTTCCAACACCGTTTCCAAACGAAATTGTTCCAGATAAAGGGGTAATTGACACGAGACTATTACTATTATATAATCTATAATTGTATTGTTTGCCACAGCAAGCACCGCTTATGGTTGCCATGAGTATTTGATCTTTATTACAGCATAATGTATCAGATAAATTAATTTCGGATCCTGGTCTACTATTTTCTGTTAGCCCGCCAGACGGATAAGTATTATCTGTACCATCAAATTTAACATATAGACTATCTATACAATCTTCATTTTGAGATTCTATATCTCCTTTTATAATTATTGAATCTCTATAAATATTGTTTGATGATTCATTAATAGATAAACTTAAAATTGTATATATATTTTTATCTATAAATTTTTCATCATAAAATGGCTCTAAATTATATTGTAAATTAGGCCATGAATTAAATGGATTATATACTGGAGACATTGTAAAACTAGTTTCTATAACTCCTGTACCATAGACCATCTCAGATTCAGCATCTTCATACATAGATTCTGGTCTAATAGTTTGTGTCTTTGGTAAAATTCTGCATGGCCAATTACCACCAACAGAGAATAATCCATAGGTATAAGTTTTCGATGGATCTAATCCAGAGTAATTTATATATATTGGAATAGATCCGCTGCATGAAGCTTGATTTATATCGTCAAAACTTCCAGCAATAGTAGATAGTTTAAATTTTGGATTTTTTCTATTTGTATTTGGTAAGCATTCATTACATTTTATGTTTATTGTATCATTAAGAAGTAAGTCCATGTTTTCTGAATAAAGAGATATATCTAATATAGTAAAAATATTTTTATAATAAAAATTACTATTAAGATCAATATTCAGATCATACGGAATACTATTAAGATAATTATCTCCGCTTGGATAATAACTAAATAAAGATTTAATAATGCCATTAGTAAATCCAGATTGATTAATTGTATTTGATCCTTGTATATATCCTGAGAGCGAAGATAATTTTGCTGGCCAATTAGAATATACTGGTTTTATCTCATAAAAATATGTTTCAGTGGGTAGTATATTTTCTATTTGCAGATTAATATCATATATATAGTTTTCATTTAATTTTATATCTCTATATGATTTATCTACAATATTTGGTTGTCCGTAACAGGAAACAGATTTAGAACATTCTGAATTATTATTACAATATTGAGTGTTTAAAAATTCTTCTGAATCAATATTTTTTGGAATAATTAATGGTAAATTTTCTTCTGATAATAAAACAATATAATATGTTTGTCCTGGATCGAGACTACTTAACGTGCTATTTGTATCAGGCTCTCTTTGTGTTGTTGATGGAATTACTTTCGTAAAAAATATTGGTATGGTATTATCAAATTTGGTTTGACCATATATATATAATACATTATTAATAAATTTATAATAATCTGATCGATCTTTAGAATTTACAGGACTATTGAATAAATCAAATGATGTTTCGCCATCATATTTAAATATTGCAGTTTTAGAATATATGATCATAATATGGCTAATATCCCACTAGAGAGTTATTCCTGATATTGATTTATACACCAGTGGCACTATCTATATAATTAGCACAGGCTATACCAGAATAATGCTCTCCAGGAATTAAATTATCAATATTTATATTAATAGAGTATTTATTACTATACTGAATACCAAAATCAATAATACAATTATTTGAACAAGAACATTTATCTTTAGCATATACAAAATATGTTTCAGATTTATCTGTTCTAGTATTTGTTAATTGTATTTCTACAACAGCAGCATCAGATCCTGATGGAATAATAACATCGAATAGAATATTCTGTTCTCCGGTTCCAAAACATCTTTCATCTTTTATTGGTCTTTGTCCTGGACAAAAAAATGAGAACTCATTTGGTTGTACTAATAGACAATTTTTAGTCATTTTATTTATTCTCTATTTTATCTTCTAATGCTTCTAATGTTTTTCCTAATGTCGCTAATTGAATTTTTAAATCATTCATAACATCACTATTTCTTTGTAAAGCATTAGCAAAAGCAGCTTGTGTTTCTTTATTAATAGCTAATCTTTCCATAATAAACTGCTTATCTTGTAAATAAGGAGACTCATTTTTAATCATTTCTGTAATTTCTTCTCTTGAAACAATCTTTCTTCCTATGCCGACCCAAAATCCAATAAGAGTTACTATAATACCTAAACTAACAGTTGCAACAGATTGCCAGAAATGTGTAATTGGTTCAGTCATATTATGGGCTCCATAAAAAAATAAGCCAGATCTCTCTGGCTTATTATACACTATAAATTAGTGTTATATTTAATTATCTCTTAGAATCATATGATCTCGATGATGGTTTTGCACCAACTAAATATACCATTTTTCCAGTATTAGATCTATTACTATTAGCAGCAGTATCTATATATTGACTAGAAGATAAAGCTTTGTGAAAAGTATCTGTTGCTGTTACAGGGTCTATAACAAATTGTCCAGTATACATGTTGTAGTCCCCATCTCTAAATGATGTTGACTGCCTACGAGTAATTATGCTTTCAAGTTTATGAATTCCTACTACTAGACCAGGAACTGCTGCGCCACTTAATAGTGTAGTATCAGATAATCCACCTATTTTTGTCGATACTCTTTTTGCTACTGGGTCTCTGCTGCTATGTGCAAATTGTCCACCAACACGGGCAGGATCTGTATCTGTACCATCAATAACAATAGAGCCTAGTGCTAGTGCTTCTAAGCCTTGGCCTATTGAGCCTAGGACGGATGAATCACCTAGGTTAATACCAGTACCAGAATTATTATCAATATTAGAATTATCAACTTGGGAATTGTGTATTGACATTGGTTTTCTCCATTAGAAAAATTGCATCAATATTTATTACCCCAAAAACCATATTTTTTATTTTTTTAGCTTAATATGATCTATAAACATATGTAAACTGTGTATATTGAATAATCTAATACCATATAATTCGGCCATTTTGATGATGCTATTTACCTGTTTGTCATTATATATATTTCCTGTAGCTATAGTATTAATTTTACTTTTATTCATCAAAAAATTACATGCAATTAAATTGTCATGAATATCATCAATCATAGTTCCAGAAGAAGGTAGAATAGTATTGACACCATAATCCATTAATATTTGACAAACTTTCGCCAATACATCATGATTATATATACGATATTCTAATATATATCTTAATTGAATATTAAATTCATTACATATTTCTAAATTTGTTTTAATATCATCTCTAAATTTATCATATTTTCGATTAGTGATAATCTTTGTAGGTATAAACAAATCTATATTAGTTATTAAATTATTATATGTTTTGCATAAGCTGGACACTGCAAAAGATCTTGTTTTAAGATCAGAAACGCCAAGAGGAAAGTCTATTGGGCATGATATGCTTATATTTTTATCTTTAATATCGGATATAGACCTAAGCGTATTTAAAGTATACGGTAATACAGAAATATTGGTTATACCATATTTAATGGCATCTGTTATGTTTTTGGTTGTCTCGATTTCATTAATAGAATAATCTAGACAAGCATATTCTGTATAAATCATAATTTTTTAGCATAATGTTTTATATAGTCTATATTTGGAAACTGTCTTGAACCCAATATGCCGTCTGCAAAACCATAATCTACTGCTTCTGGTGCTGTAAGTATCCAATCACATTTATTAGCAATTTGAGATACTATATGTTTTTTAGCAATCATTTTTTTCCATTTTTTTTCTTTAGCTATCTTACTTGATATACACCTATTTGTGAATATATCAATCATCTTATCGCATTCTTGCTCGTTCCATTGAACAGAACTTGCTGCTGCTTTACTATGTTCTTCATTAATACTAAATGATCCATAATGTATCAATACATTGGTATTTGGCATTAAAATTCTTAGATCTGCTGATTGAAGAAGCACACTACTTGAAGATTCAGCTTTAGCATAAGCTAATATTATTATATTACATGTACATGATTCTATTGTATCATACATACCCAAGCAATCTTGCCATTCTCCTCCAGGTAAATGCATATGTACCAATATAGGATCCATCGATAGCATATTCAGATATCTAATATTTTTTTCAAAAACTATAGCACTTCTATAGTCAACGCCACCCTCAACATCTCCATCAGAAATATAAGAATGCAAATAGACTTCTCTATTTTGAATATCTATATTGTAATTATGGATATAGTCTATATCTTGTATTTCTTTATTTATTTTCATTATCTTGCACTATTTCGTAAATAGTATCCTGAATATTTTTTTTAACTTCAGAGTCATAAAATGCTTTGCCTATTGCAACTCTAAATCTATACCTTGTAAAAATATCTAAACATTCTACTCCATTTATTTGTTCTATCGTTTCTGAAATTTTTCTTGTGATATCAAAATTAGTATGACCAATCCAAAAATTAAAAAGCTTTCCACTAGCTGTATTTTCATTAACTGGTATTATACCCATTGGAGTAGCAATAACTTTTATTTGTTTTTTGCCAAAATTATTTAATATAGTGTCAAATTCTTCATTTGCTCCGTCTTCTTCTTCATCATCATAAAAATTACTATATGGTTCTTCATCAATATCATTATCGTCTTTTTCTCCAAATGGATCTCTCCATTTTTCCCACATAATGATTTTTCTTTCAGTTTTATTCATTTTATTATCACAGAGAGATCAAATCTATTATATCTTAAATACTCTAGATGGCTTGACTACAGGTTGGTTATATTCTATATGATTTTTTTTATTCTTTTTGTATTGCTCATATAATAATCCCCAAAATCCTATAATATTGTCTATAAATAAATATTGCTGAGAATTATTTTGGTCTATTTTAGACTGCAAAATAGTAACCATATTAGTTTTATGAAAACCTTGATTTATTGATAATAAAAACTCAGCGTATCTTTCTGCTAATATAGCTATATTTTCTGGAGTTGCCTTGGACATATCAGGAAGATCAATATTAATATCAATAGAGTAGTTATCTAATAAAGAAAAATTAATAGAACCGATAACTCCATGTTTATGCTTTTTTTTATGCCATGTTAGTAATTTTTCTAAGTAATGGGTAATCATATATAAGATTTTCTGTATAAAGTTTATAGCAATTTTTAAGTTCTATATTATATGGTATTAAGCAAAAATATGAAATAATAACATTTTTATTTTCTATTCTTGGTTCAAGATGGACAAACTTAATATAATCAGCAGATAAAGAAATATAATTTTCTAGTAATTCTGATAATATTGTATTTAGATTAATATCATTTTCATTAATATCTTGAGACAAAACAATAAATTTTTCTGAATGAGTAGATAATACTTGATATTTTTGTTTATCTCTATCTAATATCAAGCAATATATTTCAAGTATACATTTTGTCATAGGTTTTAATGGTCTCGATAGCTCTTTTTATACTTTGTCTTACTGCCTCACGAGATACTCCAAAGTGCTTACCTATTTTTGATAGAGTTAGATTTTCAAAATAGTACATAATAATTTGCTGTTTTTGTTTTTCTGAAATATTTGCATTATTTAATAATTCATTGATATTTTTTGAAACTTCTTGTTGTTCTTCTTTCTCTATAATTTTTTCCAAAGGATCTTTTTCTGATGATGAAGCTAATAAATCATAGGCATTAACATGCTCTTCTATAGAGCTCAAATTATTATCTAAGCTTAGAGATTTTTTATTTTTATTTTTATATTTATGCGTAACATATGTTTTTATAGCCCATATTGCACACTGATTCCTATAAGAATAGAGAGTCTTTTTGAGTCCACTTTTACCAGATCTTTCAGGATCAAATCTCCAATCAGCATACATTATAGCAGTAGCAACATCAGATACAGCTTCTTCGTTTGCTAACATTTCTTTCGCTAGTCCATTGTAAAATCTTGGTGCGAATTTAGATATAGTTTTTTTTGCTAAAGATACATATATAGACAGAGTATCAAATTCAGTATTCATTAGTTTCCTTTTTGTGTCCTTAAATTAAATCTTAAATATTTATTATTTTGTCAACTTTTTCCATTGTTCAGGATCAGGCCTATCTTTATCTCCTCTTTTTGCAGGCTTATATTTTTTACCTTCTCTTTCTTTTTTCTTACGAATATTATCCCAAAGTCCAGGTTTGTCGCCAGCAGATATATTATCGGCAGCCTCAGAGACATACATGATAAAATCATGAATCGTTCTCATATAGTCTTCGGTAATGGCGATTTTACCCTGTAGCCAGCTTTCTGTCAAGTTTTCTTTTACCATTGGATTCTCAAGCGCGTTGAGAATATTTTGTGAGTGTTGTGCTATTGCTTTGAGCGAGCCTACGCTCATTTCATAGAAATCTTTTTTATATTCCATCATTTCCATTTCTGGAGTTTCTATTTCCATTTCATCTATTTTGGTGAAATCAGTATCTTCTGATTTACTTTTTAAAGTTTCATTAACAGAATTTAAAATATCATGAATACGTTCCATTTTTATACCTCGTCGGTTAGTGGGCCGCCAGTAATCCACGCATCGCATGTTCTATCACCGGCGCATTTAAAATCAAACAATTCGCAATAGCCTAAATTAGCAAGTTCAACAATTTTGCTTGCTTCATTCATGTCTTCTTGGCAAATACTCTTTTGAATGCATTTGAGCATTTTGTCTTTTTTAATAAACGCAGCACAATTTGAACACTTCATTGTTCGGGCTTGTTCTATAGACGTTTTAAACAAATCCGCTTTGTATTGCCAAAAATCAATATTTTCTAGTTGTGGATTTGCTGGCCCATAATTGGCTTTTTCTACACAAATTTTTCTATTATTCAAATTTATACTAATATCTTGTGTTGCTGGTGGACATTCTGTGTCCATTTTTTCTGGTTTTTCTGAGTATACGTCTGCTTGTTGGGCAACAGTTTTTATTTCTATCTCTTGTTGTTTTAATAAGTCTTCTATATTTTTCATGTTTACCATGCCCTACAAGACCAATATCTTGCTTTCCATTTAGGTCCTGGATTATCACAATTGTGTCTTGCTCTAAAACTTTTTCTTCTTTCTGGTATACTTTTCTTTATCTTCATATTAGGATCACCAAAATTAACTTTTACAACATTTCCTTTATCGTTTTTAACATATACGCTAGATTTTTTAGGACCATCAGGAGTTCTAAATGGTTTGTTTAGCTGAACCTTTCTCCCTTGGTACTCTGATCCTTTTCCTATATAGATCAATTGTTTTCCATCCTTAGTATGGATACCTTTTCTATCATAATAGTATAATTCATTGGTTACTGGATCTCTATATTCGAATTTAGAAAAAATAAGATCAAATTCTTCTACATCCTCTATTGGATATCCTATATCTTCGTAATCTTCTTCTTTTGGATTGTAAAAATTTTCTGCTGTTACTTCTTCTGTAAATCCTAGTTCTAGTTCTTCTAATATTTTTATATATTCAATAGCATCACAAACATCTTCCAAAATAGATGCAGCGTCAGATTTTTTAGATGTTTGACTTAGACAGATTGCTATTCTTTGCTTATTATCTGGATAGTCCTTGACCATAACTCCGTTACCCATACATCTTGCAACAAATTTCTTTTTATCTTCATTTTTTTCTGGTTGTGGTATTGGCATAATAATTCCTTTATTGAGATATTAAAATATACACCTCAAAATAGAGTCAGCAGTATTTGACCAAGTATATTTATTGGCCGTTATAACTCCATTGGTATTTGTTGTGATTCTATTAGCATATGAATATCTCATATAATGGATTATTTGGTCTATTTGTTTTGGTCCTATTTTTGCCCAATTACCCTGACCATTAAATGCTTTATTATCAAATGCTTTCTCTGTTGAATCAATATCCACAAGCATACAATTGCTATTATCACAAAATTCAGTATGAGCAGAGTAATTAGTTGCTATTGTAGGTTTATTCATTGCCATTGTTTCTAATAATTCTAAATTCCACCCTTCTGCTCTAGATGGGTACAGTCCACAATCAGAGTTTGCTATTAATTGAGCAATTTCGTACTGATTATCTACGCCATTAAAAAGTTTGATTCTGGAATCAGTTGAATATATTTCTTTCCATGTTTTTAATTCATTCTCGTTAGAATAGTTATTTGTTTTTTCAGATGCTAGGATCCATAATTCGACATCATCTTCTGTTGGAAAAGCATCCTTAAAAACCTTATAGATAAAATCATGACCTTTTCTAATTTCCCATTTTCCAATATTTAAAAAGACATATTTATTATCTCTTCTTGTCTTTTGAATTTTTTGATAATCAAAAATTTTGCAATCAACACCAAGTGGAACTATTTCGGTTAGTGTTGAAACATTATCTTGTATAATATTTTTAGCCCATTGACTAGTTGCAAAGATTACATCAGGCACACTCAAACTCATTTGTTCTTGACTATTGAATGTGTCTAGTTCAAAAAAAGGAAATGCATAATATTGACCTCTTCCAATATGTTCTAGTAAATCAAACTGATGCCATATTTTAATATGTGGTGAATTAACATCAAATTTTAATCTTCTATTATACATCTGAACAAGCATCTTTTGATCTTGTTCCGAATTTATTGATGGATTTCCTATTGGAAAATAGATTATGTCTTGTTCTTTTGCATATAAAGATTTTAATATATTTATGGATGCTAGTCCATAACCAGTATTATTTACAGGACAAGATATTGCTATGCTCATTTTTCGTATACTTTATTATGTGTATTATTTACTTGTATAAATGTTGTTTTTTTACCAAAGTCTTTTATTTTATTTGCTCCAATATATGTGCAAGCGCTTCGTATTCCACCATAAATATCTGAAATAATTTCTTCAGCAGTTCCTTTATACAATACGGTTACGCACTTACCCTCTGCTGTTCTATACTTTGCTACTCCATTGTGATGTTTATCCATAGCATCTTTGCTGCTCATGCCATAATATTTTAAAGAGATTTTTCTTTTTGCAGAATTTGAACCTGGATCCAAGGACTGCCAGAATCCTGGGGCAGATGATCCTGCTTCAACATAATAATCATATTTCCATTCTCCTTCACATTCGTCACAACCAGCGAACATACTACCAAGCATAACAAAATCACTATTTGCTCCAAATGCTTTACAAATATCTCCTACTACTTTGCATCCACCATCTGAACAGATATGTCCGCCAAGACCATGAGCAGCGTCCGTACATTCCATCACAGCACTCAACTGAGGGTATCCTACGCCCGTTTTTAAACGTGTGGTACAAACACTACCTGAACCTATACCAACCTTTACTATATCAATTTTACCATGAATTAACAATTCTTCTGTCATTTCTGGGGTTACAACATTCCCAGCCATAATAATTACTTCTTCATATAATTTTCGAATATTAGAGACTGTTTTGACAAATTTTTCAGAGTATCCATTAGCAACATCTACACAAATATTTGGTAATGGAAAGTTGAATTTTTTAATTTGGCTAAAAACTTCATTAAGCTTTTCTATATCTTTATGACCTGTCCCTACTGAATAAAACGTAAGATCTTTGTTTATAACACTAGGATCAGTATAGAAAGAAACATAATCATGAACTTTATAGTGTTTATGTAAACATGTTATTGCTCCTTGAATACCCAATGACCTAGCCATAGAAAAAGTTCCAACAGTATCCATATTAGCAACCATAATTGGTGTGCAAAGTAATTCTCTTGGAGAATATTTAAAATAAAAGTTTCTTGATAAACTTACTTCAGATCTACTATTAAGAGTTGATCGTTTTGGACGAATAAGAACATCGTCAAAGTCTAATTTAGTTTCATTGATTATTTTTTGCATTATATTTCCTTCAAAAACTTATCTGTATCATAACATTTCCATCTTTTGAAATCTTCAAATCCTTGTTCTCCAACACAAATTTTTGGTCCAGTCATTATTCCTTTACCTTTATAGTGTGTTAATGCTGCCAGTATCGCACATACATGATCTGTACAGTCAACTATAAATTTAATTTGTCCAGATTTAATATAATATTTTGGCATAATTTATATTGAAAAAAAATACCATCGTTTATAACTTTCTATATTTTCCGAACTATTAATATAAGATAGGTATTCTTTGATTTCGCTCCATGTTGAAAATATCATCTGATGTGGAATTGTACCAAATAACCAGTCTGGAGTGTTTTGTTTTCCTTGAACCATATGAATAATAATTGGTTTCTTTTGTCTATTAGCCCAAAAAATTTCTTCATAAGTTCCACAAGGATGAATATCTAAATCCAGATTAACTATCAAGAAATCACTTATATCAACTAGTCTAAGATCAACAGATCGTACAACTTTCATAAGTTGAGAAAGGTCGTTATAATTCTGTTCCAATTTTAGTTTTTTCTTAAGATTATGAGTTTCAGAATCTTCCATCCCAACAGTAGATGGTTTTTTAATTGGATTGAATACGATAACCCCTAATGATTCTAAAAATGGCGTTATTTCATCTCTCCAACCTGTTCCACGATCAGCAACACGATCCATAGCCCCGGCCAAATATACTCTTTGGTTTTGTAGTTTTTTATTCATACTATTGCATTAAAATATTCTTTGCATTCCTCATTAGAGGTATTTTTATTATTATCTAGAATTTCATTAATTTTTTCATCAGATAGTTTATTTGCAATACCATATAAACCAATATATGTATGTATATTATTTTTATGTATACAAATTAAATCTTCTACACAAAATGGAAATTTTCGATCTGAGAAGAATGGAATTAATCCATACTGATGAGGCAGAAAACATAAGTATCCTATATCTTCCATCAGTTTAAGCAATGTTTGTGGTGTTTTATCGTGTTTTAGTAAGCAATATCCATTGATCTCTAGCAAGATTGGCGGTAAAAATTTATTTATCGTTTCCATCGCTCCATGAATAGCCTCATATTCATTACCTTCAATATCAATTTTAATACCTTTGACTTTATCTATTTTGTGTTTTTTTAAGATGTTGTCTAATGTATTTGATATTTTGTCTCCACTGTCAGAAGGAGATGCAGAACCAAATGGTCCGTAGTCTGAAGAAAAATTACATTTAGCCTGTTTATCTAACAGAATGCATTGTTCAACTTTAACATTTGACATATTATGAAATGTTTTTTCTAAACACTCCACATTCTTTACTGCCCCATCAATCATTAAAATATTTTGATTTTCTAACGCTGGTAAAAAACCAAATGTTCCTATATGAGATCCACAGTCAACTATCCAGCCTTCGTCTGTTTTTGACATAAAAGCATTTAATATCATATAATTATTAGATCCAAATAGTTGACCATTTTTTAGATAAGAAATTACTGGGTCTGTTGAGTCATAGTAATAGAAGTCATGGTTATTAATTTTTATAGAATTCATATAAGCCTATTCAAAAAAGAAAAAAGAAATAAAATAGTTTGGAGATTGATTATTATTGCATGGTTTATAGTTACTAACTTTTCTTCCACCGTCTATCCAACCAAGAACAACAGCAAAACAGAGACACATTAAGATAAAACCAGACATAGTAACTCCTTTACTAGTATTATACAGGGTCCGACGAAAAAAACAACATTGGCGTTGTAGTCAGATCTTAATCCAAGAATCTGGTATCATTTGATCATTATCTTCCTGGCTTATCCCAAACCACCTCTTTGGAGCTATAACTGTTTTGTTCCTATTTTCATTGATCCAAGCAGACCACCAACTAAAAGAACTATTAGCTATAATATTATGTTTAGCATTAGACATAAGAATTAAATCTTCTATATTTGATTGACCTGTAACAAAGATTATATTTTTATAGTTTAAATTATTTTTGCACCAATCTATATCGTCAGAAAATACAAATATTTTATCATAGTCTTTGATATAAGATAATGCTTCATCATAGTATGTTTTATCTTGGATAGGATGATGATGTTGATTTAGTAAATAATCTGTTCTTCTTATATGTAAGGATACACTGTTACAATTAGTAATAGATTTATAGAAAGAATTATTTTTAATTGTATTAAATTTTAGATTTTTTAATATAAAATCTTTATTATGTTTAAAATATTTTTCTTTTTGAAAATATCCATTTAAATAATAATCAAAGTTTTTATTTATAGTTTCTATAGAAGTATAGTCATTAATAAGATATAATTGTTTCTCATATGGGATATCTAATGATTTTTCTTTGATCAATGGAAATTTATTTAACTCTAAATATCTTTTGGTAATTCCTGGTATATTCTGATTTAAAAAAAATAAATCAAAATATATTTCAGTATTTAAATCTATAGATAAACTTTTTCCAAATGCCCACTGAAATAATTGATTTCCCAAACCACCTTGTAATTTTATGATTATCATTTTAAGTTACTTTTTTTGCTAAAATCCAGCAGCTAACTATATTTTTTTCTTCATTTTTAATACCATTTTCAGATAAATTTGAATATCCTGGCCAGGTATGTGTGCCAAAAAGCTTATTTATATATTCATAATTACCCCATTGACCAACTTCTAAAATTTCAAATCCGCATGTTTTAAATAACATAGACAAGCCCATAGTATTAAATCCATTAAAATGTATAGGAGTAGAGTGTGGTATATTTATAGTAGGAACGCTTGTAAAAACGTATCCTCCTAATTTTAGTGATTTATAAATATTTTGAACACATATAAAAGGATTATATAAATGTTCTATTGTCTGATTGAATAAGAAAAAATCAAATTCATTAATATAATCTATATCGTGTAGATCTCCATTTATCCCATCATAATTTATTAAAAATTTATTATTATAATTTAATAATTTAATTTCAGGATCATCCTCGTATGTATATGCTAGTTTATCAATATTTATTTGATATTTATTAATCCAATTTTTAAAATCTAATACTGTTCTAACTCGACTGTAATCCCTAACGTCCCATCTGTAACTTGGATGAGACAGAACGCTATCTAAGAATTGTTTATCTTCATTTGATAAAATATCATATTTTTTAAAATATGCTTTATCTTTTTTAACAATAGTTGAATAGAGAATTTTGATTTCAGATTCGGTAAATTTAATGTATTTCATTTTTTATAGCTATACTATTATTGATCGTATATGGAGTTCCGTTCTTAACTGAATATCCGAGTGTCTTTAAAAAACTAGAGATTTCAAAATTATTAATATGCATATTTTCATAATATATTTTTTTAATATTAAATTTATTAAAGTCAATACTTTTAATAATTCTATCATCGAAACCTTCTGCATCTATAAAAAGAATATCTATATTAATTAATTTATATTTATTAAATAAATTATTTATTGTTGAACATTCTATTTCAGTTTTTAATAATTGATCTTTATATGATTTATCAATTAAATATTCAGATTTATTAAATACTTTATTAATATGAGATTCTAATAAAGATGCTTGTTCTGTATTTTCGTCCATTTTTTCATGTAAATAAAAGTATTCTTTATTTTTATTAAAATCGTCAGTAATAATTATATTTTCGATAAATAAATTTTTAATATGACTATAACATGTTAATAAATTATTATTAAATTTTTTAATAGGTTCTACTAATATTAGTTTATCTATATATATATTTTGAATAATATCAGTTAGTTCATCATATCCTCTATTTGCTCCTATTTGAACTACTATCATTTTATATATACTTTTTGTTTAAAATTTGTAAAATAGAATTTTTTGTACCACTATAATTAAAATATTTATTATATATATTTTTTCTATTTTCATTAAATCTTTTAATATTATTTTTATGAGACATTAATATTTCATCTATATGTTGAATATCATTTTGTTTTATTAAAATTCCAATTTTATTAAATTCAAATTCATTTTTAAAAGGAATAAATTCATTATCATAAATATATACAGGTATAGATCCACATTGTAAAGATTCACATATTCTAAATGATGTTAGACCATATCCTCTAGGACAAAGAGAAAACAAACTTCTATTCATAATATCTCTATATGAGTTGTAGTCTATAGGATTGGATATAAAATAATTCTCTTTATCTTTAAATTGATCGAAAATCATACTTCTTATGGGATGAGTTTGTCTACCGACAAAAGAAGCAAATATATTTTTATCTATTGTATTAGTATTATAATTTCCTTGACAATTTAGTGATATGGGATAACTTTTATCTTTAAAATTTCCATACCCACCTTGTGCAAAAATTATTATATCAAGATCTTTTAAATTATTTAAAATATTATCATCATATTGAATAATAGTAAAATATTTTTTATTTCTATCTAAATTATCTAAAATTTCTTGTAGTTCAGATAACGCTCCTTGTCCATAATTTTTTGATATATAATAGTTAGTCCAAAATACTGGAATATAGATTCTATCTGTTATTGTATTATCAATAATATATTGATCATAAAAATATTCTTCAAATGTTTGTTTGTTGTTTGGTGGATATTCTAATATGTTTCTTGGTCTAAAGTTTTCATTAATTTTTAACATAATTTATGACCATTTTTTAATATCTTCAATTATTCCATTTACAAATTTTTCACTATTGTAACTATTATTTAGAAAATAACTTGAAGAATGAAGTCTATGATGATATGATAGACCATTAACAACTTCAAATTTTGAATTTTCTATATTCTTAAATAGTAAATAAATCATATAATAAACATCCGCAGCAAATGGATTTTTTATAATTTCTTCTTTATCGATACATTCTAAGTATGTTTTTTTATAAAAAAAATAATTACCAGTATTAAAAATAGAATCCCAAATACTTCTTCCATTATTAATGATATTTTTATAATCTTTTTTAGACAATACACTTACACATGATTTATAGTTTAATCTTGATGAGCTACAAATAGCATGTGATGGACAATAAATCGTTTTGGTATCATTTTTATCTATAATAGTATCGATATAATCTGTATTAATTATATTATCAGAATCTAATAGTATTATCCAATCGTTATTTGATAATATGACAGACTTTTGTTTGTTTAAAAAAGCCCCAAGATTACTTTCATTTCTATAAAGTTTAATTTTTGGATTATTGATATTTTGTATTTTATTATTTAAATCATTATATATTTTTATATCAGAAAAATCATCTGATATAATTATTTCATTTATTCTATCATCATTTATAACATGTGTAAAACTTTCTATAACTAGTTCAGATCTATTATAATTAGGTATTGAAAGAGTTATCATGATATATTATATTCTCTATTAAAACAAACTATATTACAATACTGATGATGATCTTCGTAGTCTTGAATTGGTACTAATTTATTTTTATCTAAATAATTGAAGTTAGTAAAGTTTGTAGATAATTTATTGATAATATCTATTAATCTTATATTTGCATCAATATAAGTTCCACCATATTCAAATTGAATTATTTTTATTTTAGATAGGTAATCCTCAAATCCTTGCACCACATAAAGCTCATATCCTTCAACATCTATTTTTAGAAAATCTATAAACTCTATATCATTATTTCTTATATATGTTATAGCTTTTTTAACATCAAAAATAGTTGTATCATTATCTTGACCACATGTTTTAGTTCTATGAATAAATGATTGATGTTTTTTATGATAGATTAATTTAGATTCTATGTTGCCTAAACCAAAATTATTAAAAAATGATTTTTTATTTTTATTAGGTTTGCTTCTGATTTGATCAAAAAACTCTATATTGGGCTCAAAATAATGAGCTTCGCATTCAAGATCCAGCAATAAACTATCTTCTCTACAACCAACATCAAAAACAATATTTAATTTATCTTTAATAGATTGTATAAAATCTAATTCTCCATTGGTATTTGGATCGCATTGATTAAACATAATTATTAATTTCTTTTAATATATAAAGCATCTCCCCACTCAAAATCTGTTATATGTGTTTCAACTCTATCAAATCCAAAATTATTTAAATAATTGTCCATGTCATCAATTAATACACAATCTCTATATAGTGTATTTGTATTAATTTCAGTATATATATATTTTATATTATTAATTAAATCACCAAATCCTTTTATTGCTAATAATTCAGCACCTTGAATATCTATATTAAGAAAATTATATAAATTTATATCTATATTTTTTTCAGATATTATTGTATCTATTCTTTTGGTTTTAGTCTTAATAGTTTCAGTAACAAAAATTGATGGATGATGGATTTTATGCTTATCTAATTCTAGAATAGAGGATGATTGTCCATTATTTGTGATATAAAAATTTATAATATCATTATCTATATCAGATATTGTATAATTAAACAATTTTTCATTAGGTCCTATGTCATTTTGTTGTATAATTGAAAATATACTAGGATTTGCTTCTATCCAAATAATATTATTTATCCCCTCATTAATATAATCATCTCTTTCTTCCATAAGATGAGCACCAATATGTATAATGCCATTTGGTTTTCCATATTTTTCTATTATAGACTTAAAACTTATTAACATTATATTATTCCTTTAGATAAATAATTTATGCTTTTTTCAATTCCCTGTGTCAAAGTTATAGAATAATCGATTGATGAGTCTGATACTCTATAATAAACGCCTTGGGGTTTATCATTCAATATAATAATTTTTGGATTATAACCACATAGAGTTGCTGCTTTACTTGCTAATTCCATAAAAGATGTTCCTATTGAAGTTCCAATATTTAATGCGGTAGCATCTGAGAAATCAAACATTGTAGCATTAACGTATTGAACAATATCGTCAATATGAACAAAATCTCTAACACTATTACTCCAAATAGACAATGGATTCTCTTTATTAATTACCCTTTTAATAATCGCAGGAAATGGATATACTTCATTCTGATCTTCACCATATCCAGAAAATGGTCTATAAATAATACATTGTAATCCAAGTTTTTGATGCGCTATTTTACAAAGATACTCTCCGGTCATTTTGGCCCAACCATAGGTTAAGTCTGGGACTCCAAAATTATCATTAAAGTTCATTAAATTTTCATAAAGTTTTTGATGATTATCATATGTTTGATAAGACACGGGATAAACAGCGCTTGATGAGAAAAAAATTAATCTAGAATTATTTTTAGCACACCAATTTATAGTAAATGAATCTATATTCATATCTTCAGCAACATCCATCGGATTATTCTCTATATTTTGCCTACCACCGACTACTGCTGCCAAATGAATAACAATATCAAAAGACTCTTTAGTATTTTTAAGATATTCTATAATATCAGCTTTGATAAATTTTACAGAGCATTGTAAACTAGACATCCATTGTTCAGGATATAGGGCGCTCTCTGATGACATATCATCAACAATAGTAACGTCATATGTTTCAGAAAAATGACGAGCAAAATGTCTTCCAACAAATCCGCAACCACCTGTTATTAATATTTTTTTATTCATATAGATATTTTATTTTATTGATAAAGTTTTGAGATAAATGATAATAAGTTCCTTTTTGTTTAATAAATTCATAGCCTTCTTGCTGTGATTTTATATATTCATTATTGTTTTGTTTATAAAAATCTATATATGATATTACTTCATCGTATGAATTTACATATTTAACAATATTATTTGTATATTCTGTAGCAGCTTTGTTGTCGCTAATAACAGCACAACCATAAGACATTCCTTCAAATACTCTTTCTACTACACATGAATTAGCAATATTTGCATCGCTATGAAAACCCAAACATACCCTACTTGATAAGTATATAGAAATTCTATCCTCTTCTGACATAAAAGACCCATTACTGTTAAAAACATAAGAATTAGATAATAATGATGTCCATTCTGATTTGTATGGGTATCCGATAAAGAATGAATCATATATTATATTTTTTGTAAAATTTCCAACTTGATTTGGATTTATATCACTTGAAAAAATAAACGGTTCCCATTCTTTACATGATTTTGAAAAGTTATAGGCTTCGATATGGCGATCTGAAGATAATGGAGGATTGAAATAATGTTCCCCAGTAATAATAAACTTTTTGAATGGCATATTATTTATTAATTCTTTTTCAAAATTAAAATGCCAACATATAAAATATGCATTAGGTAGTAATTTTCCTATCCTATATACATCTTCTAATCCTCCATATGATGTTAAATGATTAGATATTAAAAATATATTATCTGGATTATTATATGATAATAATGAATCATCTATACTATTTATTTCTAAAAAATTAAATCCACCATATTGAAAACCATGGCAAAATTTTGATGATGTAAAATAATGACTACCAGGACATGGTAGCGTTGGAGTATTTATTAGTATTATATTTTTCATAAAGTCTTTCTAATAATAGATTCAACTGTCTGTTGTTCTATTCTTCCTCCAGAACCTGATCCAGATTTATGGTCATTGAATGGACTTATATCATTATATACTAATAATATTTCTGGAATATGTTTATATCTGTCTTGTCCAGCAATTTCGAGCATAGGAAAAGAATATGCCATATCAGCAGTTATTTTAAAATAATCGTTTGTTCTTGGATCTATAAAATATTTTTTGTCTACACTTCTCCATAAAGAAGCTTTCCATGATCTTAAATGAGAAAATATAAATGGAGACTGTCTAATATTTGATATATTGATACTATTAGAAAATCCAATTCTGCCATCATAATATACAAACTTAGCATTACTAATTAATATATTAGTATCGTTATAAGTTTTATATATAGTATTAATAACATTACTATTAGCTAACCAATCATCTCCATCTAGTTCTATTATTATGTCATCATCTTGTATAAAATCTTTATTAGATATCAAATCATCAAAATTTTTAAGTTTATATTTTTTTTGTTTATTTTCTATTAATGTTATATTAGAATAATCATTTATTTTAGATTTTATAATACTAATAGAATTATCTGATGAAACATCATCAACAATAAACATATGGAAATTTTGATTGATCTGTTTTTTTACAGAATCTATGCATTTATCTATATAGTTTTCGGCATTCCATACGCATGTTATAATATTGATCATAATCAAATCTTATCTAGCGTTGACCAAAAAATTTGTGGTCTAGAAGAAATATAATCTAGTGTTTTTGATTCATCTTTCCACCACCATTCAGTAACATGTTGACAATTAATATTAGTTATAACATGTAATCCTAATAGTCTTGCTTCTATAATAGCTCTAGGACAGGTATCATCAATAATAGGTAAAAATACTAAACCTTTATATTCAGATAATGCTTTAATATGATTTTCATATTTTTGTATTGGTAAAATATCATATTCTAAATTATTAGTTATGCAAAAATTTTTAGCTATGTCAGCACCTTTTGCTTCACTATGCCAACCACCAAATCCTTGCAAAATGGCATATTTATTATTTTTTTGTGTGTTTTTTAGTGATGCAAATAATGCTAAAGACTGTTTTGAAAAACAAGAAGATAATACTGTAGTTTTAGAAAAATTTAATAATGGCATATGATTCGCATATATTGATCGTTGTCTTTCTGACATGAAAAATATATGACTAGCATTTTCTATAATTTTATTATATGTTGAAGCTATTTGATTAATACCCGTTGTTCCGTATGGACATGAGCATCTATTATTTCCTAGTTTTTCATGTGGTATTTCTCCACGATACGGACAAAAATTATAATCAAATTCAATTTTTACAAATCTTTTAATAGTATCAAATAAAACATCTCTAATATCATCTTGTCTCTGAAAAAGATTCATAATATTGCCGATAATCCATATTTTATCAGCATGTTTAATAAGGTCTAATTTTGATAAATCTCTTGTAGATAATCTTACTGTCTCATTAATCCTATCTTCAAACATGGATAAAATAGTAAGATTTGTTCCGCCTATTTCTATTGCATCGTCATCCAATAAAACATATTTCATTTATATAATCCTTAATAATATTTTTTGTATGAGACCTTATTTGTTCTCTTGATTCGTCGGAATGTCCAAAATTTAGTTCTGAATCATCAAAGCTCCAATCTGCATGGTATTTTTTGCATATTTTTTCTACTATTTTGTCATCAATAATTGTATCTATAATATGCTTATATTTAATCAGAGTCTGTATCCTATCAAGAACTTGATCGTCTTTTTCTTGATACTTATATATCAATCTGTTTGTAAGCCATTGTAAAAAAGCTTTATCTACGTTTGTTTTCATAATCTGTTTTATTAAATAAATGTACTGTTACATTATATCTTCCCCAAATATCATAAATTAAATCATTGATAAAATTCCAATTACCTCCAGCAAGTCCGCTACCAAATTTAGGACAGTGTATTTCAATATTTTCCGATTTGTTTAAAAATCCAGTATTAGAAAGAATAAATGAAGACATACTACCCATTGATTTAGATAAAGCATAATAATTTAATGGTCTAGGATTATTGTGTGATTTGACTCCATTTTGAGCAATCATATTAACTATATAAAGTTTCTGTTTATGCTTTTGTTCTTCTATAACTTTGATTATTTGACAATAGCCAAAATTATTTTTCAGAAAAGTTTTACCAAGCATATGATAGTCTGCTTTAACAGATGGAAATTGTTCTGCCAAATCTGCTGCAAATCCTGCGCCAAATAGATCTATATTATTACATACATGAGGAATAAATACAGTTGCTCCATTAGTTCCTTGCATAACTCTGTTTTTTGACATCTCAAATATATTATGATTAGAAGTCATTATTCTATTAGGATTTAATGTATGAGTTTTCATGATATTTTTTTCCATTTTCCTATGGGGCATTCTTGATCTGCCCATGCTAGTTTATTTAAAAATTTGCTTTTTTTACTAATTGCACATCCACATATTCCGCATTCAGATTTTGACAAGTTATATTCATCACATGAAATACATATTTTATATCTATCAAGGATTTGTTCTTGGGTTGATTTTGGTGATCCTGCATATATATGAAATATTAAAGACTTCAAAAATGTTTTAATTCTGATTAGTAACATTATCTTCTTTCTTTCTTTCTTTAATAGCTATTATATTAGAGTCTTTATCAACTGTAAATATATCTATTATATCAACCATTTCATTTGCATCTATCCACTTTATAGATCCATCAAGAAGACATATAGACATTCTGGTTCCGCTATTCTTAAAGTCCGTCGTTAATATATACTTATTATTGTTGTATATAAAACAATCGCCAAAAGATATTTCTTCTATATATTTCATATATTTTAGTGATTATAATATCTATCCCAATCTTCCCACTCTTCATTTTCGAATTCTTCTTTTATTTTTTTTAATTCTTTTTTATGAAGGTGTCCTTTTTCTTGAATATCTTCTTCAAAAGAAAAATCTTTTCTGAGATTCTTCTTTTTGATCTTTTCTCTTCTTATGTCTTTTCGGTCTGTATTTTCTTCTTCTTTATTTTTCATTTTCTTGAGTCCAAAGTTCATAACTAATAGTATGCTTTGTTCACAAAAAAGTCAACACTCATCATAAAATTTTTCAATGTTGACACTATGCCTTATTTCTATTATATATTATGCAGTCGGGTGGATTTAATCTTTATGCTAAGTCATTATAATGATAAATACTACTATAGTCACTGGTATTTGGGATCTAGGAAGATCCAATCTTTCAGAGGGATGGTCTAGGAACTTTGATCATTATGTAAATAATTTCAAAAAATTACTATCCAGCTTAGGAGAAGATGTACCATTAATAGTATTTATAGATAAAGAACATGAAGATATAGTTTGGTCTATAAGAAATAGATCAAATACTGCAGTGTATCATCAGAATAAGGACGGTTTTTCTGGAAATTTTTTCCCATTTTTTGATAAAGTACAGAAAATAAGAACAAATGACCAATGGCTTGATCAAACAGGATGGTTAAGAGATAGTACTCAAGCGAAAATGGAACTGTATAACCCTATGGTTATGAGTAAGATGTTTATGCTGCATAATGCAAAAATATTTAATCCATTTAATACAGAATATATGTTTTGGTTAGATGGTGGAATAACCAATACTGTTCATGAAGGATATTTTAGTCATGATAAAATCATAAATAAACTTGAAAAAATAGTAGATAAATTTCTATTTGTTGCGTTTCCTTATGAGACAAATACAGAAATACATGGATTTAAAATAGAAGCAATGAATAGATACTCTAAATCAAATGTTAATAGAGTAGCAAGAGGAGGATTATTTGGAGGTCATATAGATTATATCTCTGAAGCTAATGGATTATATTATTCATTATTAAATGATTCTCTCAATGAAGGGCTGATGGGAACAGAAGAGAGCATTTTCACAATAATGACGTATCTCGATGAAGACATATATAAGTTTCACATGATAGAAAATAATGGTTTAATATATAAATTTTTTGAAGACATTAAAAATATACCAATAGAAAATATTGAAACCATTAAGAATAAAAACAGAAAAAAATATGAAAATAATGATGTTTTATTATATATAAATACATTCAATTCTCCAGAACAATTACAAATGGTTCTTGATAGTTTTGAGAAATATGACAATAATTTTCTTAATAAAACTAAAAAAATACTAATTAATAATTCTACAAAAGACAATCTTCAAGATAAATACGATAATATCTGTCAAAAATATAATTTTATAGAACATATACAAAAAGGTAATTTAGGCATTTGTGGAGCTAGACAATTTTCTGCTGAAGATTTTAATAACAAAAAATCTAAATACATGATGTTTTTTGAGGATGATATGTTATTGGATCTATCTAAAAACGTTTGTAATGTTGGACTCTCTAAATATGTTAACAATATATATGATAATATTATTAAAATAATGAATAAAGAACAATATGATTTTTTAAAATTCTCATTTGCTGAATTTTTTGGACATAATGGAGAGCAATGGAGTTGGCATAATTTACCATCAGAACAGAAAATGAAATATTTTGGACCAATAAAGAAAAAACCAAATACTAATATAAAACATATAAAAACATTTAATAATGTACCATATGCTGAAGGAGAAATATATTATTCAAATTGGCCACATATTATTGATCAAGAAGGAAACCAAAAATTATTTTTAGATACTAAATGGGATAATCCTTTTGAACAAACTTGGATGAGTCATATTTATACATTAACAAAAAAAGATATTGTTAAATCAGCTATATTATTAGCTAGTCCCATCACACATAACAGGGTTCATTTTTATGAAGGACATGAGAGAAGAGAAAACTAATACTATTTTTATTCAAATAGCTAGTTACAGAGATCCACAATTATTACCAACATTAAAAGATATGTTGGATAAAGCTGATCATCCCGAAAATTTAAGGATTGGAATCTGTTGGCAACATTCACCAGATGACAAATGGGATAATTTAGATGAATATATTAATGATAAAAGATTTAGGATTATAGATATAAATTATAGAGAATCCAAGGGAGTATGTTGGGCAAGAAACTCTGTACAACAAGTATATGATGGTGAAGAATATACTATGCAATTAGATAGTCACCATAGATTCGTAGATCATTGGGACACAGAATTGATAGATATGCTAACTAAATTACAAGAAAAAGGATATAAAAAACCACTGTTAACAGGATACATACCTAGTTTTGACCCTGATAATGATCCTCAAGCAAGGGTTATGGAGCCATGGAAAATGAATTTTGATAGATTTATTCCAGAAGGTGCTGTCTTCTTTCTTCCTGCATCATTTGATACATGGGATTCAAAAGAAGAACCTTTACCAGCAAGATTTTATAGTGCTCATTTTTGTTTTACTGTTGGTGAATTTGCTAAAGAGGTTCAGCATGATCCAGACTATTATTTTCATGGAGAAGAAATTAGCATAGCAGTCAGAGCGTATACTCATGGCTATGATTTATTTCATCCTCATAAGGTAGTATGCTGGCACGAATATACAAGAAAAGGAAGAAAAAAACAATGGGACGATGATCCTAAATGGTCTAATAAAAATGATAAATGTCATCTAAAAAATCGTAAATTATTCGAAATGGATGGAGAAAAGAGAGATGTTGATTTTGGAAAATATGGATTTGGCAAAGTAAGATCACTGAACGATTATGAAAGATATTCTGGATTATGTTTCAAAAAAAGAGGAATTACAAAAAGAGTTCAAGAACATAAGGCTCCACCAGACCCAACAACATCAGATTTAGAATATGAAGAATTTCAAAAACATTTAATGAGTATATTTAAACACTGTATAGATATACAATATTCACAAGTTCCAGAAAATGATTATGATTTTTGGGCTGTTGCCTTTAAAGACAAAGACGGTAATGACTTGTATAGACAAGACGCAGACGCAAGTGAAATATTAAGGATGAAAAATGATCCTGACAATTATTGTAAAGTTTGGAGAGAATTTCAAACTGACCAAAAACCCAGCAGTTGGTTAGTTTGGCCTCATAGCGTATCTAAGGGTTGGAGTGATCCAATTACTGGTAGTTTATGAATAATAATATAAATACATATATATCTGATTGGGATAATATTCATTGTGAACAACATGTTGTTAATCTTGTTGAACAAATATATCAAAAAATTGATGCGTATTATATAGATAATGGACCAATATGTGTAGTAGACATTGGAGCAAATGTTGGAAAAGTATACGATTTATTGTCTAAAAAGATATCTTTAGAACAATACCATATGATTGAACCAAATATCGAACTCTATAAATATTTAATAGATAAATATAAAAATAATCCTAACATAAAAATTTATAACAATGCAGTAGGTTTGACTTCTAACATTGTTTATTTTGACACTTCTTCTATGGAGTATCAAATAAAAAATAATTCTACTAATCTAAATTTTGGACTATGTAAAGTTTCTAATAGTCCAACTAATCAAGAAATTAAGAGTATAAAAATATCTCAATTTTTTCAAGACAATCCTAGCTTATACGAAAAACCATGTTTTATAAAAATAGATACCGAAAATTTTGATTATCAAATACTATCAGACTTAGTAACTGTTGTAGATTTATTTAATAAGAAACCGATTATAGAATTTGAAAATAACTATTTTTGTGATGGACATAGTCTAGAATGGGCTCAGGGTATAGTTGATCAATATGTTCATAAAGGATATCAAAAAATAGAGATAACAAGATATATGGGTGACGGGATACTAGAGCCGATATTATGAATAAATTAATAATTAGGCATACATTTAGGAACATATCCGACAGAGGTTGTGACTACTATGCTACAACTTTTTTTATCAAACTATTTGATATATTAAAAAATAAATATCCAAATATAGATTTTCAAATTGATGAATGTAAAAAATATGAATCTATGGGATACGGAGGATTATGTAGCTGTATGCATTTGTCTATACTTAATCCCATTAATAATAAGTATATTCTTGTTTCATTATTTGATAATTGGAAATATCATTTTAATAAAGTTCTTGGTTGGGATCCAGATAATATGGTACAATTTTTTTATGCTGGATCATTTGATTTTTTAGATTTTTACGCTTATAAACAATTAGTTTCATACAATAAAGATTTTGTATTTCCTGATAATATTCATGATATATACAAACAATTTTTTTATATCCCCTGTTATGATTGTTTATATGATAAACTAACAAATTTATTTAATACAAAAAAAATAAAAACTATAAATAATTCTTTATTTTTTAGAGGATATTTATGGGATAGTAGAAAACTAATGACAAAAAACATTATAAATAAATACAACGATATTATTATTATTGACAAAAATACTGAATCGAATAATTTACATTACGGAGAGTTTATAGAAGAGATAACATCGTACAAAGCTTCTCTGAGTTTACCTGGAGGCACTTCTATATGTCATAGAGACATAGAGAGTTTTGCTGTTGGAACCCCAGTATTTAGGTCACTACTGACAACCAATTATCCAGATCCTCTTTTACCAAATCATCATTATATAGCTTTTTATGGATTGTGTGATTATAGTGATGAACATCATCCAAAATTTGTTTCTTATAAAGATTTTCAAGATAATTTGTTGTACTGGTGGAATAAGCTTAAAAATAATGAAGAATATCTAAATTATGTCTCTAAAAATGCTAGGGAATGGTTTGTAAGTCACTGCACAATGGAACAAAATATCCAATATGTTTTATCTCAATTAGATATAGAAAAATTAAACAATGATTAATATAAATTTACGCGAAGAATTGTCTTGTTCTGGTAAAAATTGTTTTGATGATAATTTTTTTACCAATAGTCTGAGTGGAGATATTGCTCATTTATCCTATAAAGGATTAGCAACAGAACAAAATCCTAACATTATATATCCTTTTAATACACTCATAGGAAATATCAGACCATCAAGAATAATAGAGATAGGAACGTTTTATGGTGGATTAACATTAATACTAAGAGCACTACTTCATAATAATATGCTATATAGCTCGCAAATTTTTACATATGATGTAAATTGTCCGTCCCATCTTTTATCTTTGATAAATGAGTCAAGCAATGTTAGATCATATACAAAAAACCTGTTCTCTGAATCATATTCTAATTTTTCAAATGAAGAAAATAAAGAAGAAATTATATCTTTAATACAGGATAATGGAACAACTCTGGTTCTTTGTGATGGAGGATGTAAAAAATGTGAATTTAATATCTTATCGTCTTATTTAAAATCTAATGATATTATCATGGCTCATGATTATTGTCCAAATAGAAACTATTTTGAAGATAATATGCGAGGTAAACAATGGAATTGGTGCGAGATAGAGGATAAGGATATCGATAATAGTATTATTACAAATAATTTAACAAAATTTATGTATGAAGATTTTCTGTCTGTTGGCTGGCTATGTATGAAAAAATCATAGTACTGGATATAGTATTCCATATCCCTGGTATTTTTTAATTCCCTTGTATTGACTATTTTGTAAATCCTTAGCAGATTGCTTAAAAATATTTATATAATCTTCTGCTGTATTTAGTTTATATTTATTATGCTTTTTATTATATGATAATAATAGACTAGCACATCCAACAACGAATGGATTACTCATACTAGTACCACTCATTAAAGCATATTTATTTCCAGGAACACATCCCAAAATATTATGTCCTGGTGCTAAAAAATCTAATGAGTCTCCACTACACGTAAAATCTGTTCTTTCTAAACGTTCATTTATTGCCCCAATAGCTATTGTGTGATTATATTTAGCAGGATACATGACGTCTGTATTTTTTCCAGAATTACCAGCAGCACAAAACATAATACAGCCTTTACTTGCAGCATAATCTATAGCTGACTCTAATAATTGTGCAGGATTTGGGGAACCTAGACTCATAGTTATAAAATCTACTTTTCTATCTGCTGACCATTTAATTGCTTTAGCTATATCATTTAAATTCCCATTCCCACTATCACCAAGAGCTTTTACAGCTATTATTTTAGTCTTTGGTGCAACACCAACCATTCCTGTTCCATTATTTTCTGCTGCTATTGTTGATGCCACATGAGTTCCATGTCCAGCAACATCATTAGCTTTTTCATTACTATTAACAAAATTAATACTATCTATTATACTATTTTTAATATCCTCATGACCCATATCACAACCAGTATCTATAACAGCAACAGTAACCCCATCCCCCTGAGACTGATTCCATAATTGTTTTATTCCAAATTTTTCTATTTCCCATCCAGTAATTTGTTTGGTATCTGGTGTAATCCCGAATAAATCTTCTCTTGTATATGGTAATAGGCCAATATTATTTCTCATTATTTTTCTCCATAAGTTTAATTTTACGATCTTTTATCCATGATATAAATTTACTTATTCTGGTATGACCACACTCATCTGTATAATTTGAATTTGGTTTTTTGTCTATAGCCATTACACATGAATTTATTCCAGCTAATTTATTATTAATAAATAATCCACCACCACTATCTCCACTGGCTATCATAAATTCTAAAGATGTTTTTTTACCAGGACCAGATGGTGAGCAAATTAATAGATCGTTTTCTATACTATCTATAATATTTAATCCTGCTCTTCTATTATCGTCTGACAATATCGCTCCAGTTTGAAATGTTCCTGTTATACCATATCCAGATATGCTACATATTTTATCTATTTCGTCTGTAGTTTCATATAATTCAGGATAAGTTATTAAACCAATATTATCATCACAATAACCTATTGCTATATCATTATGACCAAAATTATTTGGTTCAAACTCTATAGGATATTGAATATTTATAACTTTTATTGTTTTTTCATTTATCGTAATATTACAAGTTTTTGCGTCTTTGATAATATGAGCTGCTGTTAATATTACCCTATCACTTATAGCAACAGCCGAAGCACAATATTGTTTATCGTCTGATGATATTCCGCATATTTTACCAACACAATTAAAACTTTTTCCATATTCTATGTATTTTGAATCTTCAATACTAGGATCTATAGTTCCAGAAAATGAATTTGAAATATTCATTAATAATATAACAAATATAATATATTTTATTAACATAACTATTTCCAATCGGTTTAATCATACTGGAGGACAACACTTTCCATTAGTATAAATCCAAGAACTTGGACAACATATTAAATCACCATCATTATTGAGACCACAAGAATCATAAGAAATTACACCAACTTCCACAGCAGTACTAATATTACCATTCTGAGTAACTGTATAATTTTCTAAAATAGATTGATTATTATTATTATTCAATATTCCTATAAAAATATTTCCAGAAATATATTCATAACTTATAGAAAAACATGAGGAAGGAATTTCTGGATCACAAATCTCTAGAACTCCACCGTTAGGATCAAATCCTATTGTTGATTCTACCTCTAAAGTATGAGCATCTGGACAAGTTGTAGACGGTCCATTTGACGGTCCTCCGTCTGGTGGTTCTGGAGGTGTAGGAGGATCTCCCCAAGGATTTGTTCCCGGTACTCCTGGTGGTGGTGGTGGTGGACTTGGTGGACTAGGAGGACTAGGTGGCCCTGGTGGAAAAACTCCTCCGCCTCCTCCACCCGGAGGAAATCCAGGTTCTGTTGGTAATGTTGGTTCTTCTTGATTATCACATGGTCCACATTTTCCATTAATAAAACTACCACCACATGGTGACTCTGGATCGCCAGGAGGTAATTCGTTAAACTCTCCACCTCTTTCTATACATTCATCTTTACACGCACATTCTGTCATAGATTTTCCTGGTTTTTTCATCTGCTGACATGTTAATATATTTAAACATCCATCTCCATCTTTATCAAAATAACATGTTGCTCTTGTTGCAGAATCAACTATTCCTCCATATGTTGGTTTTTTATAGAAAGGGTTTTCACATATGTTTGGAATGTCATCAAATCCAAAATCGGCCGCTGTTTTAGAGTCACAATTAGCCTTAGAAGATGCTTGTATGCAAACCTTTTCGCCTTGTTCATCAGCATAACCATCTCTACATATTCTAGGAGTTGCACAACATTGTGAGCATACATTATCTATTGATTCGCTATTTTGTATTTGATATTCGTTAAATTTAAAAGTTTTCATTGTAGATCAATAATTAAAGGATCTTGACATACTGGTAATCTTGGCAATGGAGTAGGATCTGGTATACCAGATATTGAACAATCGCCACCACCACATAAATAAGTTAAGCAAGATAAATATGAATCATGTGGGCCGTTTGGATCTTGAACACAACGACCATCAAAACAAATATATCTTGAATCGCATTTACAATTACATATTTGTTCAAATGCTAATATGTCATTAATACCATTTAATATTTCTATAGTATCACAAGGATTATTAGTATTTGGTGTTGGAGTTGGTCCAATTACTGTAGGAGGAGGAGGTGGTGGATCTAATGTTGTATTATCCGATTGAAAAACTATTGAGTTATTCAGACCATCATAGGCAACAATAACGGGTCCATTATATAGTTGTGTTCCAAAAACAGAATTTATAGATTCATTATTAAATGTCATGAGTCCACTTATGGGAGTATTAGACGAGTATCCTAAAGGCAAATCAACAACAATAGTTGGAGTATTAGGTTCGCTTATCTGAAATAAATTTCCTGATGCAGTTCCATTCTCTTTATTGAATGTGATAGGACTTGTATAAGTATGAGTTTTGACATATCTATCTCCTGTTCCGCCTTCCCAGCTTAACATAAGAGGACCGGTATTTGTCCCAATTTCTGCTCCAGCAGTAGGAATATTTTGTCCAGATGAAGAGTATCCTGTGAGATTCCATAAGCCAGACCACGATCCAAGTAGGTCGCTACTTTTCTCGTACCATGTTACTGTAATAGAAGCGTATAACGGATCTACTGATGGTGGTGGTAAACCACAACATTCTGCTGATATTTCTTGTCTTGTAATCTTATCAATACAAACCCATGTGTTATTTCTGTACTCTAGTGTTCCTGATACATATTTTACACATGGAGGGTCTGGATTTGGACCCGGTGGTGGAGGTGGTGGACTTGGTGGACTAGGCGGCGATGGTGGTCCCGGTGGAGGCGGTGGTGGTCCCGGTGGAGGTGGGTCTGTTGGATTACAAAATGAACTATCACAAGTTGGACAATTGAAACAATCGCTTGGTTCTCCTCCTTGTTCCAATACGCACTGACCGCATGATGGACTATTTGGATCATCATCACAAAATACAAAAGAATCACAACAAGGATTTTCATTTTGACAAGGAGTCTCAACACTACAACTAGATACACAATCAAGATCACCACATGTTCCAAAAATAACACAACCATTTTCATCAACTCCCTTAGAGCATGTTCTTTCTATCATATCAAATTCAATACAAGGTGTTGGTAAAACATGATTAAATTTATTTCCATCACACTGATCATTTGGTTGGCTGCAATTTAGACATCCACAAGGAGGAGATACCAATATCCATACAGGAACTACAGGATCTGGTAAGCATTGCCAAAAACAATTTGTCCCAGTGCAATGACAACTATCAGTACCTGATAAGTCTTGAGCTCTATATTCTGTATTATTTAATTTGAATAATTTCATAATATTTTAGCTGCTATTAAACATCCTTTAGCAACAGCATGAAGAGGATCTTTAGCGTGTCTTACTTCCCTAATATTTAAAGGAAAATTATTTTCGTTAATTTTTTTAGTAAATTCTTCTATGTATCCGTCTGCTTGTGATGTTCCTCCAGCAACTACTATTGTTAATGGATTTTTAAATTTAGGTAATAATTTATGACCAGTTAAAGCAGCAGACAATTGTTTTGTAGTATAATCTATTAATCTTTCATAATACGCAGATACTGCCGCGAGCACAGGATTATCATTCTGACTACCTATTTTAAATCCTCCAGCCTCCTTCTCTGCCTGAACAACACTGTCTGGTTCTCCTGTGGCTACAGAACTCATACGGTCTATCCAATCCCCAGACTTTGTTGTGCTGAATGTTACCGTAGGTTCTCCATTAAGCATAACACAAACATTTGTCATACCAGCACCACAACTAATACCAATACCTGTATAGTCTTCATTTTCTAATTCAGCATAACACAAAGCCTCTGCTTCATTTATTGCTCTTGCCTCATAGCCAATTTCTGCTAAAATTGTTTTGACTACATCTTCATGATATCCAACATCAAAATCATCATCTTCTTGATCTACTGGTTGTGCAGGAATACAGAATATTAATTTTTCTCCTTGCTCAGAAGATTTTTGAACAACTTCTTGTAATATAAAAGCTAATATTTTCTTAGCGTCTTTTTCTTTTGAAGAGACAACTCCTTTATACATTGGCCTCCTTGCTGTATCATTTCTTTCTACTGCTTTTTCTATAGCATCTTTTCCTAATAAAATAAACGATCCGTCACTATCTTTAATGAATATTTTTCCAGTTAATCCTTTTTCTATCATTTTCGTTGCTACTGGCGTTGTAGGCTTAATAATATAAAAAGCATCTCTAAAATCTTTATATGATATATTTCCAGAACTAATTTCTTCTGATAAAACTATAAAACTTGTTCCGACATCTAAACCTTTTGCCATACTTTTATCCTTTCATACTTTTTAATTTATTGATAGAAGACTCTATATTCTCATTTGATTCTTTTGATTCTGCAATATCTTGGTATTTTTTTTCTAATCCAGCAGTCTTTATTTCTGTAACAAACCTTTTATCATCTATATCTATTTTTGGTTTATTTTTTGATTTTAATGCAATAGATTGTCCTGGAACTAATGTTTCAGAAACGCCTCGTCTACCTAATAATAGTCCAATGCTAAAAAATAATATATTTATAGATACTGTACATAATATAATCAATATTTGGTATGTATCCATAAATAGTATTCCTTATAAATAAATTACACCTAACTTAATTATTCACTAGTTGGTCTAGACTACTATTAAAATATTTCTTATAGTTAGGATCTTTTTCTATTGGCCAAAATCCACCTAGAGGATTATTACCCCATCTTTCTACTAATGATTGATTTTTTTTAGCCATTTTATAATATTGTTTCCAATGTCTATTGATAATATACGCTGGAGAAGAATGATACCACGACACAACGCACGATCTATCAAAATTACTTCCAATATAACTATGAAAACTATTGTGACTAATTTCAAACATAAACAATCTATTATTTATTGGTTTAATTTCATCTATCTTATTTCCGCCATAAGAATCATATAAGCCAGTACCTCCTCCATAATAATTTGTTAAGTCTTTAGGATTATTAAGATAATACAAAAAAGCTATGCTTCTTATAACTTTTTCTGTTTCTGGCTGTTTATTTAAGCTGTCATCTGTATAAGAACAATTATTTAATACTTTTAATTTATTTTCTTTCTTAAAAGAACATATATTCATATCTCTATGTATAAAACCATCTTTTGATGGAGACTTATGAAAATGAGCAGATGGTGACATATATTTTGTTGTTTTAATATCAAACGTATTTTCTGTAAAAGTTTGTAATTCATCAGATATAAAAAAATCATATCCGTCAACACAATCATTTAAAGATAATCCAGATATGTAGCCTTCATAATTACTTGTTGCCCCTGGTTGGTCTTTATATGGTATTGTTCTATCAATAAACGATTTAAATTTTTTACTTATCTGATCATATATTGTTTCATTAAAAAGATTATCTATGATTAAATAATTAAATGGTTTATTAAAATATGTAAAAATAATTTTGTTTGATATATAATTATTTTGTTTTAAATTATTTTCTATTATTGTATGCATAGTTTTGTTTTTAGGTTTGATGATTCTAATGACATTAAAAAATCTGTTTGATTTATAAAATTTATACTATTATTTTGTTTGCTAAAATATTCTTTATTATTTAAATTAAATATGATATTATTATCTTGGATTATATTTTTTATATATTCTATTTTACTTAAATATGTATTTAATGATTTGTTCTCATGTATTTCTTCATATGAAAATATACATTTATTCTTTATAAAATTATCATAAATATTTTTTAGTATTGTTGTATTGTTTATTATATTATTTGTATATGTATTATATAAATTTTCATCCCACATAATTCCTATTTCTTCTTTTTGTCTGTTTGTTTGATCTTTAAACCAAATCCCGCTGACTCTAGCCTTCTCTAGACTATAATAACTTTTTGTTAGATCTTGCCTATAATTTAAGATCATAAAGTCAGTATTGTTATGTAGAAAGTCTTTTGATATATATTTTATATGCTGTGGAAATAACTTAAAAACAAAATTCATATTGTGTTGTTTACAAATATCAATAAATAATTTTAATATTTGTTCATTATATATATTATTTTTTAATATTTTATATTTAATTTTATCATAAGTTATGGTATCTAAAAATAAATTATTGTAATGATATATTGAAGATAAAAATTTTAATAGTGTTGGATCAACATTGTATATTTTTTTAAATATTTGTTCGCACTTCATAAACCATAATAATGGATCGTCGCTAAATATCTCATGCACAGATACGGAATCTTCTGTGTCAAATATTCCTGACAGCCAACCAGAACCAGTTCTTTCATATGTTAATATGCAGATAACTTTCATTTTATAATATTAGTTCCAGTGCCATCTATATGTATGATCTTATCTTTATTTTTAGACAAAACATATTCAAGTAAATAATGAGAAAATTTTCTTACAGGAATATAATATTTATTTTCTTTCACTAATATATTATTATGTTTCCAATATATTTGATTATTTTTTTCATAAAATCTATTTGTATAATCATATTTTCCATATATTACACATGGTCTGACTATTGATATATCAGTAATATTATTCTGTATTATATGATCTTCTACTGTTTTTTTATTTTTACAATACCCATGTAGCCAGTGACTACTATCATTTAGCACTCTATTATCAAATGAACACAGGGTTGAAATAAAAATATAATGAGAGCAATTAATGTTGGTATAAGTATTTAAAAATTGATTAATATTATAACATGAAAAATCTATTACTATATTGAAATATGTATTATTTAAATTTTTACATTTGTTTATATCATTTCTATCTATACTAATATGATTTAATTTATCAAATAAATTTTTATTAGTAATATTTCTATTTGCTATAATAGGATATATATTTTTATCTATACAGGCATCCACAAAATCTCTTCCGATCATTTGCGTTCCGCCAAGTATTAATATTTTTTCATTATTTATCATGTAACTATAATAAAAAAAGATGCCGTTTGGCATCTTTATATTGTATTATTGTATGATGTTAATGAATATTTTATAAAAAATTCTTTAAAGATAAAGATTCACTAGATTTAAGAAAGAGTTTTAGTCTTTCGATTGTTTTATCAAAAGGTTCTCTATTCAAGATATAATTTTTTTCCGGCCCATCAGGAATAGGGCAACTTGATTCAGGCTTTATTCTGGATGAATAATATGAATGATATAGAAAATCTTTATCTTCTAATAATACTATATCTCCATACATTTTATAGTATATGCTGTCTTTAATATAAAAATCTAATCCAGATGTTTTTTTCTGATTCTCTAGAATGAGGCCATGTTCAATAAGTTTTTTGTCTATCATAGAATGATCAAAATTTGAATCTGTGAATATTGATTTCTCTGACAAAATAAAAACAGACTCTGGATATTTTTTTGTTCTAACAGATACACTGATTAAATTATAGTTTGAATTAATTTTATCTAATAAAAACAGATCCCAATTTTTATACAAATAGATAATATCTGCATGTGTTATAAGAATAAAATCATTGTTACATAATGATATACCATTTGTCCAAATATTATGATAATGAATATCTCTAGAGTATCTTTTTAAGAAAATATTTAGATCAAAATTATCTATAATATCAACTAATGTTATATAGTTTTCTTCTATAGAACTATCTAATATATGTATATTATATTTGTATGGATCACTTGTAAACTTTATATACGATAATAAATAGGTTTCTATCCATTCATGGTTATCTCTTGTCGAGACTACAATATCAAAAGTGTGATCTGTCATCTAGTATTCTACCCTTTTGAGTTCTAATAACAATACCTTTTCTTACCATATATGGTTCTATACTATTCTCAATAGTCTCGATAGCAATACCAGTCATAGACGAAATACCCTTTAATCCTATAGGATTTCCTTTGCATTTTTTAATAATACTCAGATATAGTCTATCGTAATTATCAAAACCATACTCATCAATACCTTGAATAGCAAATATTTCATCAATAGTTTTTGTATGATCTGGGTAGCAAGAAATATAATTCTTATACCATAATAGTCTTCCGTTTAATATTCTAGGAGTACCCTTGCTTCTCTTGGCTATTTCCAAAAGGTCTGAATCATCTATGACTATTCCCATTTTATCACAATTCAACCTTGCTACTTTAGCTAGATCAATATCAGAATAGAATGAAAGATGTTCCTTAATAGTAAATCTATCATAAAATGGTTGACTTAAAGAGCCACCACTTGTAGTTGCTCCTATAAGAGTGAATTTTGGAATATCTATTGTGTCAACAATATCCTTATCGTCACTATCTGTTGTTACTATTCCAATAGCAAAATCTTCCATTACAGGATACAGAAATTCTTCTACAATTTTTGGTAATCTATGAATTTCGTCTATAAATAGAACTGATCTTGGTGTTAGACCCATGATATATGGCATAATATTCTTAATACTGCGTATTGTTGCAGCGTTTGCCGTATAAAGATTTACACCCATCTCGTTGGCTATAGCACCCGCTATAGTGGTCTTTCCTAGCCCCGGTGGGCCGTCTATTAAAACATGAGGCATCACAGACCCTGAGTTTTTACATCCGGCCACAGAGACTCTCAGACGAGTTATAGAATCATCCTGTCCAATAATAGCATTAAAATTATCTGGCCTAATTGAATTAGACATTTTTTTCTCCATTAAAAGCTAAAGTATTCTGAACCAATTGTTTAAAGTCGTAAATAGGATTAGTCTTGAAAAATTCTGTTAACATAAGATCTGCTTCTTTTTTTCTAAACCCAAATGTCTGCATAATCTTACTAGATTTTATTAATATATCATCTGGTATTGTATGATGAATTGTTTCTTCAACCTTATCAGGAACTAAAATAGATTTTTGCTTAAATTTTTTGTATTTGACAACAACTATTTTAATTGTTTTTGGGGAAAAAACCGTAGAACAATCACAAACTATTTTGAAATTTTTTGTTTGTGCTTCTTTTAGAGATATCCAATGATCGAATTTACATTTCTCATTTGGACAAGTATATTTTATATTAGCTTCTATTTCAGTCGGTTTTTGGTTTTTGATTATCATTATCTTTATCTTTTATCCAAAATATAAAGTCATTTGATTCATCATCATATGCTGTTTCAACAATACCTTTATTTACTAATCCATTCAATATATTACTTGTCATTCTATCATTGAGTGCATATATTATTTTCATATAAGCATCATCATTAACTAAATATCTAATTTTAGAGGTAGTTTTATTTTTTTCTTTTTTGAGAAAGCCTACTACTATAGTGAGCGATTCATCATAAGATAAAATATTGTCAATTTCTTGTTTATCTTTATTTGTAACTGACAGCATAAAATCGTCTTTATTCTTATCTCCCTGCTCTGAACCAAAAGAATTAAATACTAATGCTCTTGTTGCTTCTATAAATCCTTGAAAATCTTTTATTATGAACCAATCTTCATTATCATTATTCATAAGTTTTTCCTAATTAAGTATTTCAAATAATCCTTCATAGTATCTAGGCTGGCTAACAATATGCCTAGCATGACTTTGCAAATGTAATTCATATTCTTTCTGTAATTTGTTGTAGACAAAGTATTTTATTTTCCATATTCCTTCGTTCCAATAGTTGTTCCCCAAGTACAGGGACTTTTTATCATCCGCTGTACTGGAGAACGAACTATTCACAGGTAACGAAATCGGAGAAAATCCATCTGGAAGTAAAGGAGTATTATAGTTAGGTAGGTTCTTCAACGCATCCTCTATAACTTCCTTAGTTATCCATTTATATTCTATCTTATTGAGCAGACTATCCATATATTTCTTGATCCATTCAGTATCTATCTGAAAGTAGAATTTATAAGGATCATTATTTTCTGGATATTCTTGGTTATTCATAATTTAACCCACACAAAACCTATCGCTAATCTGGTTTGCTAAGTCTCTGGCAGCACCAGAAAGGAATCGGTTGTTGCTGAAATACAACGCTGTGGATGCTTGGTTGAGGTACTCGACCACCGTTTTTAAAAGTTTGGCCTGCTCCCCACTCAAAACTAAACCACTGTCACCAGCATGAGAAGGCAATACTGGCGACGGATCACCATAAGCCTTTTCAAAGTTGTTGTTGTAAGCCTTTGAAAGATTCTCGTTGTAACTATTTGGAGTCTCGTTATAAGACGCCCAAGCACTACTCATAGAGTTCTTTTGACCACAACAATCAGAGGTACTATTTGTATAGACTGCCCTTTGAGTATTAAGTTCATTCAGAATTTTTGCAGCAGCATCAACCGTTACAGGAAGTCCAGTAGCATCAGACTTCTTATAGGTTTTTCTCCACTGGTCAAACCAAGCATCACTAGTAGCATTAGGAACAATGGTTACTGTTGCTGGCTGACCATTTAATGCAGAGATTAAATCTTGAACATTAATTCTATGACCAGTTGAGCCAGTCAGAATACTTGTAAAGTAAGATGCTTTCTTTTCCCAGCACTTACGCCACCAAGTATAAGGAACTCGGTAAATTTGATTGATCTTGATGGCTCGTGCATCTCCACCAAAGTAATTTACCAGTTTCTTCTGAATACCATTCCATGTGGTTTGATTAACTAGAGTTCGACTCTGATCGTCCAGAATCCAATAAATCTGATAACCATTACGAGTATCAACTACCCAACTTGGCTTAACAGCAAAGTTATTGATCTTATCAAGAGCAGACTGCTTAAACTTCATAACCTCTTTACTGGGCAGATAGTTTCCAGCAGCGTCTCGTCCAGCATCAATATCTACAAAACAACAAGCAATGGTATTGATAGCATACTGCTTTCGTCCACCGTTAACATAGAAGTAAGCATCAGAGTTGCTATTCTCATTAGCATTACGAACCTCAACAAGATCATTAGTATGCTTCATACTACTAATCTTTCTACGAGGATCTCCATTATAGCAAAAGATATGACCAACCAGATTAAAAGAATTTAGAAACTGCTCTTGCAGTCCATTCCACGAATTAGCATAACGCTTTTCAGCACTGCTGTTAGCCTTGTCATACGGATTAAAACCAAGTTCCATCTTAAACATATTTCACCATTACCTGTAATTGTAAACAACCCAAACCAATATCGGGATAGCAACCTCTACTATCATTAGCGATATAAAATAGCGGGAGAGGAATTGAACCTCTCTCAAATAGCGTTTGTTGAGTTTCCCAACCAGAGGCTATTATCTTAGTCACCAGACTCCACTTTATTTTTATTAATCAGTTATAATCGTCGTAATCTTCCTCATCATCTTCAGCATAAGCCTCTTCGTCATCATCCTCATTCCATCCCCAATCATAATCATTATCATAATCTTCATCCTCATCCTCGTAATCATCCTCACTAAAGACAGATGAATAAAGAGGCTTGAGAAGTTCGCCTTGATACTCTCCGACAACTTCATATCGGCAAGTGCGAAGTTTCTCATAGTTACAATCACTAGGAACACTCACAACATCAGCAGGATTAATCTTAACGATAACGATCTTATCGCCATTTTCAAGACTGCCATAACCAGCCACATAATTCAATGCACCAGCATGAAGCCCATTAGAACAACCTCGGCCACGATCATCATCAACCTTTGATCGGGTCATTTCACAAACATTACCAACATGATTATCAAATACTCCTCGATATTTGTCCATGTAATCTGCTCTGACTGCCTTATAAGCAAGGAAATAACCATCCTCAGTAATGGGCAGATGCTCATGCTCAAGGAAATCATAGAGTTCCTTTTGACTCTGCATACTAGGATTACCCATAAGATTATTCAGGAAATTAACAAGAGGCTGAAAAGGCAGACCCTTGCTCATAAACTCCAGAATTCTCTTGCTAATCGACCCATGAACAACCTCGCCCTCATAAGTTACCTGACCATTCTTGATCTCAACAAGACCGTCACTAAAAGTAGCAACTGCCTTCTCAATATCAATCATTTCAATCAACTCGTCAGATGTTGCAGTAGGCAGTGCCTCCAGAATCATCTTATAATTAAGATGGTCAGGCAGAACTTGAAAACTCTTGTTGTTCAGCACAACTGTCAGATTACCATCAACAAACATAAACGGAACACTCATGATATAAACTCCTATTGTTTTTAGTTACCTTGTGAATTACTTAATCAAACTACTCAATTGGATCTTAAACAAATCAACCTTATCACTATCCATACTCTCAACCCATATAGCATTATTTCTCTTACCATAATAATTATCAGCAAATTGAGAGATAGGATTATACTTGCTGTCCAAATGTCTAAGACTGCCGTTATTCTGGTTGCTTCCCATAATATACTTCAACATCGGGTTCTTGTCAACCTCGACTTTAAGAATTTTCTTCAAGTCTGCCACTTTGGTCAACTTATACTTGATTGCTTTAGTCTCGGACTTAAACAATTTAGTATATGCCTCAATATCGTCAGAATGGTCAAACATCTGATGTTGAATATTTATAAGAGTGTTATACTGTACATTTTTCTTTTTGAGTTCTTTACTATCAAGATTATCAATACCTCGATCCTTGAGCAAAGAGTTAATATGGTCAAAATATTCAGTCTGAGAGAATAGTTTCAGATCAAAAGTTTCTCTGTGCATAGTATCAGCAAAGAATTCCATTACAAGAAAACTATCAATAACATTGGATAGTTCAGTATTCTTGATATATTTCTTATAGTCAAGACCAAAAATACTCAACATATGACAAGAGAACTGGCTAACCAGTGTTCCATAATTGTAATAATGATTATCGTTATCTCCATCCTTACTGATAAATTCCTTTTTGTAGAATTCAACAATAGAGTTGTACTCATTGGTATTGTTAAAATAATTCTTAATCTTTGTTGAGAGAATCTTCTTGAACCAAGTGTTAAAGTCAACAAGATTGTGTCCTTCACTAGTCATTTTTGCTACAAAATTACTCTTGATAGCATAAACCTTCACATCTCCAAATAGTCCCTTGATATTCTCATTACCAAATAGCGATACAATCTTATTAATCTTGGGAAACTCTGGTGTGCTTTGATAACGAAGAATAGGAACATAAATGATAGAATCACTATCACTCAATTCATCTAGTTCGTCACTTGTAAGAGTCTTCAAACTAAGAGCATCGTTATATTCGACACTAAGTTTACCAGAATCCTTAGACTGACCATGAATAAAGAATATATCTTGATCGCTAACACTTCCATTACTATTCCTAACTCCAGTTTTACGAGGGCCAGAACTTTGAGTAAGATGCTTATAGTCAGAAACCTTTAACAGATTGTCAGCACCAACATCATTAATCAGATCATCAAAACCCTTGTCGCTTTGAGTATGATCCTTTGTGTCCATAATCATGTAAGCAAAACAATCATTTTGATTACAATAACGTGTCACAATCTTCTTGGCAGTTTCTTCACCCTTAACGTCACAAACAAAAAAAGCAATTTTCCCATTCTTCTTCTGACTATTCCAGTAAGAATATCCCTTACCAGTAAGAGTATCATGATGGATTTTGTCTGTTAGAGAAATAAGGCGTCGTGAACGATACCCGCTGCTCTTGTAATTAAAAACGTACAGGTTCTTGCCAGCCTTGATTTTATATTCAAGGTCAGCACCACTATTAATATTGTGGCTCTTACCATTAGGGTCAGTCCAAGATGCACCAACACCCCATCCACCAGACAATTCATTCATCTGATAATATGTTGTGATAGCCTCGATCTTAGTCTTAGCAGCAGAAATCTTCTTACTAAATTCATCCTTCATCTCAAGATAAATCTCTTGAGTCTTTTGACGCAGAGTTTTAATAACGCTCTTAGTATACTGCAAACCTTCACGGGAAACGTCCATTTCCAGTTCGCCAATACCAAAATCAAGTTCCAGATAAAGACCAGAGTTAATGATCTCAGTAACGAAACTCTTCCACGAATCAATATCGGCTTTCTGGAAAGCCCTATTCCACTTGGCAATATGATCTGGTTGATCTTCCTTTTCCTGACCAATAATCTGAGCGGTCTGAACAGGATATGCAATATTTCCCATGATAGCAACAACACCACTATCAATACGATGATAATTATTAGGATAATACTGAGTATCGTTATTAAGTCTGCAAACTCTCCAGCCATTACCGCTGATCACAATATTAGTATTGCTATACTTATGATCTTGCAGATTATCTCCAAGTCCACCCTCAATAATAGGTTTCATTCGGAAATAATGGAAAATCCTG